CAAAGACCTACATCCTCGATTTCCTATGAAGGGAAATCGGACTCTGAAAAGAGGATTACCACCGGAACCCGAGGTTCGGGAACAGGTAAGCAATCTTCTTCATATTTGCCATTGGAGCCAGGGAAGACTCCTATGACAAATCGATTGTTTGCCAAGGTGTGCAGACCACCTAAGGTGTCTGCCTTAAGAGCTGATGATAACCAGCTCGTCACTCGCTTCTTGGAAGGTTGTGACAATGGCATTGTGAAAGCAATGTTGTTATTAGGACGTCATTTTGGCGGCTGTCTAGACATACAGTGTTGTATAAAGGATTATTCCATAGTGTCCGTCGAAGATGCAATTAAATTCATTAAGAATTTTGTATCTTTCTGGATACCTTACTCAGTTGGTGATGATTTACCACCTGGGATGTTGGGTTCCCCATACAAGTGTATGACTCGAAACTTCCGTCGATATATGCGTTCGATCTTTGGGTTAGGCGGCCTTTCTGGTCGCCGGATTCTCCGGGTGGCTCTTACATTGAATTATAGTAAGCGCCTCTTTCCCCGTGTGCCTAAGACTTTTCTTAACAAGAAGATGTCAGATTATATAAAGGATATTACCAGAGCAGATATTGCTCCGGGACCTTTATCTAGGAAAATTAAAGCTTCTATTCGCACTGTTATTGATTCAGTGTGCCCGAAACAAGGTTTTGTTGCGGATTATAGTCGCCCCTTTCCCCCATCTAACTCTTCTTGTCTAGAGAGTACAAAGCTACAGGGTGGAGTCCAGTCCTATGTCCGCGAACATTTGAAGAATATTTATGATGAGTTTGGTGAGTATTGTGATAATACTATGCCTTCATCAATAAAGGTACTTCAGTCTTGGGAGAAAATGTGTAACTTGATTGACAGTAATACTGACTTTGGTTACATATATGATTTCTCCGAGGAGTGGAACGTTATTGTTACAGACCTCCTAGATTTATGCTCGCGAGATAAGAATCGTAAGGATCTAATGCCTTACTTGGACTCCTCGGGTAGAGAATACCTTGAAAAGGAGAAAGCGATACCAGTGGGATTGTTAGAACCGTTGAAAGTTCGGATTATAACCAAGTTCCCATGGTACCTGAATCTACTGAAACCTGTCCAAGTTGCTTGGCACTCTGCTCTCAGGAGAGATGAGCGCTTTGCGTTGATTGGAGGTCAATCTGTAGATGAAGTTCTGCGTTCGCTACCTCTGTTATCCAAAGGACAACAGTATGTTTCTGGTGATTATCAATCTGCCACTGATGAGATTTTTCTCTGGGTGACTAGATATACACTTAACTATCTGCTTAGCAAAACGAGTTTCCAGGGTTGTTATAGACCCCTTGAACGGAAGCATCGTGATGCTTTAGTCAAAATAGCCATCGATTCGTTGACTAATTTTGATATGCAGTATGGTGTGAATGAAGCTGGTGATGCAAAATTGCATCCTGTTACTAGAGGACAGCCGATGGGAAATATTCTTTCTTTTCCGCTCCTATGCATTATAAATGCAGCTGTAACTGAGCTTTCAATTCTACGGAAAACATACCGTATTAATGGTGACGATGTAGCTTTCGCTTGTTCGAGGAAGGAGTATTCGCGGTGGAAGCATATAACTTCCCTTGTCGGTCTCAAATTTTCCCTTGGAAAAAATTATTATACATCCAAGTTTGTGATGGTTAATTCACGAATGATGATATATAGTAAGGAGACTTCCCGGCTCGAATACATAGTTCACCCAAACCCAGGGTTACTAAATTGTGCGACAATGATAGACATGGATCAACGAACGGCAAGAGAAATCTTACCTTTAGAGATCCTTCAAGGTCTTTGGTCGGAATTTAGTAAGGGGCTTGGATCCAATATGGATATTGGTCTTAAGCTCTTTATTAAAAGTTACCATAGATATATGGGTGGTCCAAAAGGACCTTTTCCAATCTATGGGCCAACTGATTTGGGTTGTTTGGGTGTAAAAGTACCAGAAGGTTATGTTCATCGGAGGATGGAACGTATATGGATGGAGGCACATCGACTTGGAACTTATTCGTTCCGTGAAGGTCGTAATGTGGACCTACCCAAGATCATGGATGCATATGAGAGATCTCTCTTATCATCATCCAGACCTGAAGGTAGAATACACTATAGTGTCCCCCCCATCGGTCCGTCTCCTCTTGTTGAACGTGGAGATCATGAAGATTTTACGTTAGATATATACGACCGTTCAGGTGGACTTGCATATGGACCTTTTGCTATTCGCAGATGGGTCACATGCTTATCATCCCTGGGCCAGGCAAAGAATTTTACTTGGCGTAGGTGGCGTAGATACCTTAAGAAGTATAAGAGTATACTTCCAGTATTATCTTCAAAGATCACTTCTGAAGTGTTTAATAACTGGTCCTCACAGCGAAAGGCCTGGCATGTACTGGACATGTCAGAGTTAGATGCAGAACTGTTTTCTAGAACCCAAGATTTCTTACCCACAAGGGATCGGCTTGATTTTCTACCAATTTTCAAAATTGGTAGATTGTCAATCCGACCCGGGTAATGGTTCCAGAAATGGATAGTGATTCTTTGTTATATATCGTGCTCGATTAGAGCTGTAGCTTGAAATAAACGATCAGAGATCGAGTCATTCCAGTGGCGTAATGATCTCACCTAACAGTGGAACATATTACAATAATAAGAACAAGTGAATCAAGTCGATAATGTCGATTGTCAAGAGAAATCAGGCACAGGGTGCCTTGATTAATATTTTAACCCAGAATCCGCAAGTCCTTTCAGGACTTGCCCGGCAACTCGGTAGTTACATTGGTAACTACATGAACCAACCTTCTCGTCCTGTTCAGCGTGCTAAACAGGTGGCATCTCAAAAACCCACACTCCAGAGTGGAGGGTCGTTTTCGGGAACTAAGAGGAATCGTCGTAGGCGTGGTCGCCAGTCTATTATTAGACAGCCTTCCACACAAGTAGTAAAATTGACCTTTAAGGACTCGTGGTATATTAAGAATACCTTAGCGAATACCTACACGGGATATTTCCAGCTCGCCTGTCATATGACAGCTGCTGTCGATTTTACTACTTGGTTACCTGCTGCATCTAATATGTCTAATTCTTTTAGATACTTTCGTATCCGTGAGATTAGGTATAAGTTGCAATCCTTCTTAGGTATGTCTTCTTATGGGGAGATTGGGATCGGGTATGATCCTGATCCAAATGTTCAGCTTCCTAGCAACGTCCCAGCTGTGTATAAACACAGCGCTTCAGTTGTGGGAGATATCAAGGACGGTCATAGTTTTACTATTCGTCCCTCCAGCTTTGCTGGTGTCTCAGAGGAATGTCTGACAAATGGATCATTATCAGTGATTGATCCCAAGGATTCATCCTTTGGAATCATTCAGGTTGCTACTACAAACTCAGAAATCTCAGGTGCTACTGTAGCACTGTTGACTTATGAGGTGGATGTAGAATTCTGGAGTCAGTTTTAGAACTTTCTAGATCGACATTATGAAGAAATGGGTAGAGAGATAACAATGTTATTCCCCCCTAAGGATACAGTTGAGTTGGCGAAAGTCAGAGTGGACTCTCGCACTGGATTGTTTGTTGGTAGACCGAACGCGTGTTAAAAACCTCATTCTTTTTAGAACAGTAGGTCCCTTCAATACGGAAACTTAAAATCCGCCGCAATCATAGGTGCGCTAATGTAGGTAACTACATGATGCTAAATGAAACTCATAACAACGTGTCCTTATTGCAACATTGCTTTCTATCAGGGTAGACCCGAGAACCTAAGAGATTCTCAGGGTCGGATTGGGCTTTTGGCCCAATCAGTAGTTTTA